AAAGACAAGAAGCTTTAAATAAAAAATTCCCTTATAGTAATTCAAAGTAATATGCTTAGACTAAAAAATAAGTTTACTGTAAAAGCTCCATTTTTAAAAGATGCTACACCTATATATAATACAGATCTTGAAGAAGGAGTTCTAGGTAAAGCTAATAATAACGGTACTATTTTAGTATCAGACAAAATAAAAGACCCTGAAGAAAGACAAAGTGTTATTGAGCATGAGAAAGTACATATAGATCAAATGAAACGAGGTGACTTAGATTATGATGATGAAAACGTGTATTGGAAAGGTAAAAAATACTCTAGAGAAGAAATGCAAGAAGGTGCAGAAAACTTGCCTTGGGAAAAAGAAGCGTATTCTAAAACAGATCCATTTAAAAAATATTAATATTTAATATGTCAAAAAAATTTAAAGACACTAAAGTAGGTAAATTTTTATCTAATGCAGCTCCTGGCATATTAAACACTGTAGGCGATGTATTACCTAACAATGGTGTTATGGGTTTAGTAAAAAATCTTATACATAAAGAACAGGCTTTACCGCCAGAAGATAAAGAAAAAGCTTTATTATTATTACAACAAGATATAGTTGAAATGCAAGAAATAAGTAAACGTTGGTCTAGTGACATGGCGTCAGACTCATGGTTAAGTAAAAATACAAGACCAATGACACTTATATTTTTAACTGTGTCTTTAATTGTTTTAATACTTTTAGACAGCGGTAATATAGGTTTTGGAGTTGATAATACTTGGGTAGATTTATTAAAATCTTTACTTATAACAGTTTATGTAGCATACTTTGGTTCACGAGGGGTGGAAAAATTCAAAAAAATAGGTGATAATAAATAAGAGTATTATATTAATTAAATCCAATTAAATGAAAAATTTATTATTAAGTGTGTTAATGCTATTTAGTATTAGCATCCAAAGTCAAGACTTGAGCAAAAAATTAAAAGGAGTTTGGTCAAGTGACACAACAAGTTATTATGTAGTTATACTGCATAACGGCAAAGAGTTTAAGTTTGTTAATTTCTCTTTTACAGATAACAACACTGTAGCAGAGACTGTGGTTGAACAAAAAAAAGACTACGTTAAAACAAGAATTTATAACTCTAAAAATAAATGGGAAGTGTTTTTAACCTATAAACATGTAGACCAAAACACTTTATCAGTGAAATTTGAAGGAAGCACTAATAGAACTTCTATATATAAAAGGCACTGGATAATGACAAATTAAATTAAATAAAATGGAAAAAGTAAAAGAAATTACTAAAGAAGAATTAAAAAAAGTAAGAGACTTTCAGTCTAAACTTTTTGAACTAACACAACAAATAGGATTGGCAGAAACTCAAAAACATGCTATACTTCATGAAATAGCAGGAGTTAATCAAGACCAAGATGTTGTAAAAAAAGAATTAGAAAATAAATACGGTTCTATAAATATAAATTTAGAAGACGGAACTTATACTGAAAATCAAGAAAATGAATAATGTAGTTAGAAAAATCAGCATTGGTTCTGATTATAAAAATGATGCTATGCATTATTCTGTAGGTCAACAAGTTTATGGTGGTCATGAAATATCTCATATACTTTTAGACACAACTGATAATTCATATAACATACATATAAAGAAAAATAACGAGGTATTGCCGTGGAAGAAATTTAACTCTAACATGGCTATATCTATAGAGTATGATTTAGAATATTAATGAATAGTATATATGATTTTATTATAGAACCTGTAGGTGATAGGTATGATAATAAAAAAACAGTAGGCGGTAAAGATTTAATACTTAACACTAAAGTTGAGTCTTGGAAATTTGTTAATAGATTAGCAAAAGTTGTAGCGTTGCCAATAGCTTTAAAAACTCCTATAAAAAAAGGTGATACTATAATTGTTCATCAAAACATATTTAGAAGATTTTACAATATGAAAGGTGAACAAAGCAACAGTAGATCTTATTTTAAAGATAATATGTATTTTGCTGCTATTGATCAAATATATTTATATAAACACGATACAGAGTGGTTATCTTTTGGAGATAGGTGCTTTGTAATGCCTATTAAAAATTCTAATGATCTAATCAACAGAAAAGAAGATCCTAGTATTGGAGTGCTTAAAATTAGTAATAATAAACTAGAAGCATCTAATATTAAACCAGGAGACACTATAGGTTTTGTTCCAGGTGCTGAATGGGAATTTATTGTAGACGACCAACGTCTTTATTGTATGAAATCAAATGATATTGTAATTAAATATGGAAATAAAGAAAACCAAGAAGAGTATAATCCTAGCTGGGCAAGTCGCAGTTGAAGAATTAATAAAGGTAGCTAAAGAACCTATCGTTGACTCTGATGATGATATATCTGCTGATAGACTTAAAAATGCTGCAGCTACAAAAAAGCTTGCTATATTTGATGCTTTTGAAATTTTAAATAGAATACAAGAAGAAGAAGATATAATTGAAGGTAAAATAGAAAACGAAACTAAGAAACCTAAACAGTTTAAAGGTTTTGCTGAAGGAAGATCTAAGTAATGTACGAGCAAACTTTATATAAAATACTAGACGATCATATAAAACCTAAAATAATAAAACAATTAAATAGGTATAAAAAATGGGAGTATGGTTATAACGCAGAACATGATGTTATTGTTATTTCAAAGACTGGTAAAATAGGTGAAATATATGACATTCAAGGACTTAAAATAGCATTGCCTTTAGAAGAGAACGTTCATAAGTTTAAAGAAAATAAATGGACAGTTTTTGAATATCCTAAAGTTTTAAAAAAAATAAAAACAGTATTCGACTGGAGAGAATATCCAGAAGATTTTAAAGAGCAATGGTATGAATATATTAATGAAGAATTTAGAAGGCGTGAAGAAGGTTTCTGGTATATTAACAAAGATAAGCCTACTTACATTACTGGCAATCATTATATGTACTTGCAGTGGAGTAAGATTGACGTTGGGCAGCCAGACTTTCGAGAGGCAAACCGTCTCTTTTTCATATTCTGGACCGCAGTACACGCTGATGCAAGGTGTTACGGTATGTGCTATCTCAAGAATAGACGTTCAGGCTTTTCGTTTATGGCGTCCGGAGTTACAGTGGATATGGCGACCATATCAAGCGACTCACGTTTTGGGATATTGTCCAAATCTGGCTCCGATGCTAAGAAGATGTTCACCGATAAGGTTGTACCAATATCCGTTAATTATCCATTCTTTTTCAAACCGATCCAGGACGGTATGGACCGCCCAAAGACCGAACTCGCATACAGAGTACCAGCGTCCAAGTTCACAAGAAGATCAATCGTATCAACCGAGCAGACCGAGGATCTCACCGGGTTGGACACCACGATCGACTGGAAAAACACGGGGGACAACGCCTACGATGGAGAGAAACTCAGGCTCCTCGTCCACGACGAATCAGGTAAATGGGAACGCCCGAACAATATTCAAAACAACTGGCGCGTTACGAAAACCACCCTTAGATTAGGTAGTAGAATTATCGGTAAGTGCATGATGGGATCAACATCAAATGCTTTAGATAAAGGAGGCGCGAATTTTAAAAAATTATTTTATGACTCAGATGTCACAAAAAGAAATGCAAATGGACAGACACGTTCAGGACTCTATTCTTTGTTCATTCCTATGGAATGGAATTACGAAGGATACATTGATTCTTACGGTTATCCTGTCTTCGACTCACCAAAAGACCTTGTTAAAGGCCCTCACGGAACACCGATTACAATTGGAGTCATTGAATACTGGCAAAATGAAGTTGATGGTTTAAAACAAGATCAAGATGCTTTAAATGAATTTTATAGACAATTTCCAAGAACTGAAGAGCATGCTTTTAGAGATGAGGCTAAATCTTCTTTGTTTAATTTAACTAAAATATACGAACAAATAGACTGGAATGCAGATATAAAAAGATCATCTGTTGTAACACAAGGAAGTTTTCAATGGACAGGAGGTATTAAAGATACTACTGTTATATTTGTACCAAATAAAAACGGAAGATTTTTTGTTTCATGGGTTCCACCTAAAAGATTACAAAATAATGTAATAAGTAAGTTAGGCAATAAATATCCTGGTAATGATACTTTAGGAGCTTTTGGTTGTGACAGTTATGATATATCAGGTACAGTAGACGGTAGAGGTTCTAATGGAGCTTTGCATGGATTAACAAAATTTAGCATGGAAGACGTGCCACCAAATCATTTCTTTTTAGAATATATCGCTCGTCCACAAACAGCTGAAATATTCTTTGAAGATGTTTTAATGGCTTGTATTTTTTATGGTATGCCAATACTTGCTGAGAATAATAAACCTAGATTACTATACCATTTTAAACGTAGAGGTTATAGAGGTTTTGCAATGAATAGACCAGATAAAGTTTATAACAAACTATCTGTTACAGAAAGAGAAATAGGTGGTATACCTAACTCTAGTCAAGATATAATGCAAGCTCACGCTGCTGCTATAGAAAGCTATGTTGAAAGCTACGTTGGACTTAGAGACGACAATACATATGGAGATACATATTTTCAAAGAACATTAGAAGACTGGGCTAAATTTAATATAAACAATAGAACAACACACGATGCTTCTATTAGCTCTGGTTTAGCAATAATGGCTTGTAATAAAAATAAATATAGACCTGTTCCTCAAGTTATGAGAAAAAATTATGACTTAGGAATAAAAAAATTTGATAATAGTGGGTTATTATCTAAAATGATAGATTAAATGAGAAAAGTATATACTAACGGTAATAGCATTTTTCCTAGCCAAGTGGTTAGCGACGCTGAAAAAGCATCTTGGGAATATGGCGAGCAGGTTGCTCAAGCTATAGAGCAAGAATGGTTTAATCAAGGGAGAACAAATGGCAATAGATATCTAACCACATGGAATAATTATAATAGACTTAGATTATACGCTAGAGGCGAACAACCTACTCAAAAATATAAAGATGAATTATCTATTAATGGTGATTTGTCTTATCTTAATTTAGACTGGAAACCAGTACCTATTATATCTAAATTCGTAGATATATTATCTAATGGTATTTCTAACAAAGATTATGATATAAATGCTTTTGCACAAGATCCTGCTGCTATACAAAAAAGAACTAGTTATGCTGAATTATTAGCGCAAGATATTTTCGCAAGAGATACAATGAAACAAATAACAGCTCAACTAGGAAAAGAGCTATATAATACTAACATACCTGAAGATCAATTACCACAAACACCAGAAGAGTTAGAGCTTCATATGCAGTTGACTTACAAGCAGTCTGTAGAAATAGCAGAAGAAGAAGTTATAAACCAAGTGTTAGATTATAACAAATGGGATTTAACAAGACGTAGAGTAAACTATGATTTAGTAACTTGTGGTATTGGAGCTGTTAAAACAGATTTTAACGTATCAAACGGTATAACTGTTGATTATGTAGATCCAGCTTATTTAATATATTCTTACACAGAAGATCCAAATTTTGAAGACATATATTATGTAGGTGAATTAAAAGCGCAAACACTACCAGAAATAGCAAAACAATTTCCAAGCTTAAGTGATAATGTATTAGAAAAAATACAAGAATATCAAGGTAGTCAAGAAAGTAAATATGGTTTTGGTCAAGGAGCATGGGATTCTAATACTATTCCTTTATTGTATTTTGAATACAAAACATATA